GTGCGACGCTTCCAGAACTGTCGAAGCGTCGGGCGGGACGTGGCGCGGGCGCATCACGTGACATAACGTGGACGGACGGGACGCGGACGGTCCGCCGGACGGGACGGGCCGGCTCCCCGCCCGCCAAAGCCGGCGCGCTGCGGGGTTGCTTCTACTCTCACCTTGCTGCGTCCCCGCAACACCCCCGGGGCGTTCGTTTCGAGAGCGGGTCCCATGCGTACCTCCCGCCCCGCCCCGTACCGTAACAAAATCAAGCGCTTGCGAGTATAATCTCGACGTAGCGTGGCACGGTCGAAGCACAATCAAGGACTTACGTGCGCCCGTACTTGCGCGTATCGAGAATGATTCTCATTTAGCCGCAGGAATACTTCAAGGAATACCGCCACTTGAAAATAGTACTTGACAGCCGTGATTTCCGTGTGCTAGAGTAGAAATTGGACGTGACGTTACGTACGTTCGGAACGATACCCGTCCTTCTCGGCTTTTGCGGCCTCGAAGGCCGGGATTGAACGGACGGCGAGCGGTACAAGAAAGCGAGCCGGTGAAATCCCGGCGCGCGAGTCCGCCACAAACAAAACACAATGGAGTGCTCTGCCTATGGACGAAACAATCCCCGAATCCGGTCCGGGTACGCCGGCCGTGATCCTGACTTCCGACGATCTGCGCAAGTTGCTCGCGCTCGCTGTGCGGGCTGACGTAAAGATCGGCGATGTCCCCAATTTCTTTCTGTCGGTCCAGCGTCTTGAGATGGCTGCCAAGAGTGGCCACGACTACATCGCACTGACCGGCTGATTTCTATGGGCCGTCCCGCCAAAGACAACGAGCCAACCAGTCTGGTCGCCCTTCAGGGGCACCTGTTGGCCGAGGCAGCCCGGGCGGGGGTTCCTGTGAATCAGGAGACTCTCGAACGGGCAGCGACGGCCCTCGCACGATTTTCGGCTACGGACCTGAAAGCACTCGAAGCAGTAGCAGGCTCGCCGCTCGCGTTGGAGGCATTGGCGCGACTCGCGGACGAGAATCCTGATGCCTTCCTCAAGCACTACGCTGCGCTCTTGGAGTTCTCTCGGCCGAAACTCGCCCGCGTTGAGCACCAACATGAGGGCAACCCCCTGACTGGTATCTTCATCGCGGTCGAGCAGCGGGAGTCGGGCCCTCCCCCGGCTCTGGCTGGTAAGGTAGTGTCTGGTGGCTCTTAAGCTGGAGCCGTGGCGAGCGCAGGCTGGCCCGCAACTTCAGGCGATTGAAAAGGCATGGGTCCCGGAACTTCTGTTCGGGGGCGCAGCCGGAGGCGGCAAGACGGCGTTCCTGCTTGGAGACTTTGCGCAGGACGTGCCAACGCCCGCCGGTCCCTACTGGCACGGCATCCTGTTCCGGCGCACCTATCCGCAGCTTGAAGAAGTCATCAAGCAGTCCCTCGAAATGTACCCTCTCTGGTTCGGGGCGGACAACGTCACTTGGACCGAGAAGAACAAGACTTGGACATGGCGTAACGGCGCGACGCTCAAGTTACGGTTCTTGGAGCTTGACACAGACTGGATGGAGTACCAAGGTCACGCCTACGGGTGGATCGGGTACGACGAGTTGACAACGTGGCCCAACGCTGAGAACTACCTCCGCATGAAGGCGCGACTTCGCTCCGCCCGTCCCGAGGTCAAGTTCAAGCGCATTCGATGCACGGCGAATCCCGGCGGTCCCGGGCACGCATGGGTCAAGGATTACTTCGGGATCGACCGTTACCCCAAGGGCAACGTGATCCTGACTCCGGACGATGGCTCAGATTCATCCCGGCTGTTCATTCCCTCGCGCGTCGAGGACAACAAGATTCTTCTGAAGGCAGACCCAAACTATGTCAAGCGTCTCATGGGTCTCGGCTCTCCAGAATTGGTTCGCGCGTGGTTGGAAGGCGATTGGAATGTGGTACAGGGCGCATACTTCCCGGAATTCAATCCGGTCAGGCACGTACTCGCCCCGTTCGTTATTCCCGAGGACTGGACGCGCATTTGCGCAATGGACTGGGGCTCTGCTGCTCCTTTCGCTGTCTATTGGGCGGCGATTGCAGACGGTTCTCCTGTCCCCGGCGGACCGTCTCTACCTGCCGGCTCGCTTGTGGTTTACCGTGAATGGTATGGGGCGAAAGGTCCCAACATCGGCCTCAAGCTCGACGCAGACGAAGTAGCGAAGGGAATCGTTGAACGTACCGGGCCTTTTGAACAGGTCTCGGACATGGTCATTGATCCTGCAGCCTTCGCAAATAATGGCGGACCGTCCATTGCAGAACGAATGATGACTGCGGTTCCGGATGGTAAGCTGTCCATGCGGCGCGGCGACAACAAGCGTATCCCGGGCTGGGACCAGTTACGGGCCCGCCTCAAGGGCACAGATGCCCCGATGATTTACTTCTTCTCGACCTGTCAACACGCGATTCGGACTCTTCCCGCTCTGCAACACGACCCGGCCAAGTCCGAGGACGTCGACTCTGAGGGAGAGGACCACGCAGGAGACGCTCTGCGTTACATGTGCATGATGCGGCCGTGGTTGCGGGAGAAGGTAGCGCCTTCTCGAAAGCGGCTGACGGGAATTTGCCTAAACGATCTATGGGAGCAGCGTGAATACGACTACCGGCTATGAGTCCTCGAAGCAGGACAAGGGCCTTCTGCGTCGCTCCATAGAGGGAGCGTTGACTGGAGCCAAAAGCCTGCTAGGCCTGAGTGCCGGAGCGAATCCCGAACGGGATGACGCCAAGCAGGTAGAGCTGTGGACGAAAGAACTGGAACTCGCCAAGACGTTCTTCCGTGAATTCCAAGAGCAGGGCAGCAAGTGCAACGATGCCTACTTGGACGATTCTCAGGGATTCCGCGGCGAGTCTCTCTCCTATTCTCTGAACCTGTTCCACGCCAACGTGACGACTATCGAGTCGATCATGTTCGCAAAGCTACCGAAGGTCGAGGCTGATCGCCGATTTGCTGATCCGAACGACGATGTTGCACGTGTCGCATCTGAAATTGTGACGCGGCTGCTTCAGAACGACATGAACGATCCGGAAGATCGTCTCAAGAGCGTGCTGAAACAGTCGTTACAGGATCGACTGATAGTGGGCTTGGGCAATGCCCGGGTTCGCTACTGCATGGAAGAGAAGGAGCAACCGGAAGCCGGAGTAGAGTACGACGAGGCCAACCCGGTTCCGACGGTCAAGTCCGACGAGTGGACCGACATCGAGTATGTCCACTGGAGAGACGTGCTGTGGTCCCCGTGCCGTACACCGGCCGAATTGCGCTGGAAAGCGTTCCGTTCGTACATGACCAAGGCGCAGATTACGGCCCGTTTCGGCGAGGACATTGCCGGAATGGTTCCGTATTCGACTCGTGGACCTAAGCTGGACTCAGGCGAAAGTTCATCTGCCAATCTGTCTCAACACCAAGACACGGCGCAGGCTGAGGTTTGGGAAATTTGGGACAAGGTGGGCCGTCGCGTCGTCTGGTTCGTCGAGGGATGCTCGCGCCTTTTGGACGAAAAGGCCGATCCGATGGAACTCGGCGGATTCTTCCCCGATGCTCCGCCGATGGTCGCCAACGCATCGACCAGTAAGTACATCCCGAAAGCTGACTATCTACTGGCCGAGTCTCTGTATCGAGAAATCAACGAACTCGAACAGAGAATGGCCATTCTGACGAAAGCCTGTCGAGTCGTAGGCGTCTATCCGTCCTCCGCGAAAGAAATCAAGCAGATTCTCTCCCAAGCTGGCGAGAATGCCATGATTCCGGTCGAGAACTGGGCCATGTTCGCCGACAAGGGCGGACTGAAAGGCCAGATCGACTACTTCCCGATCAAGGATGTGGCCGAGACGCTTCAGATTCTTGCGATGCAGCAGCAACAGCGCATCCAGCAGCTCTACCAAGTCACCGGAATGTCCGACATAATTCGCGGACAGGCTACAACCTCCGGCGTCACGGCAACCGAGCAACGCATCAAGGCGCAGTTTGCCTCAACGCGCATGCAGTCGTTTCAGGATGAGTTCGCCGAGTTCACGGCCGAGCTGTTGAACCGAAAGGTCGAACTGATCCGGAAGTACTACGACCCTGAGAGAATCAAGAAGCTCTCGAACATCATGCAGACGCCAGATGCGGCTCTGGCAGATCAGGCCATTGAACTCATTAAGGACGAGGACAGCTTTGCGTGCCGCATCACGATCAAGTCCGAGTCGATGGCGCAGATCGACTACGAGGCCCTCAAAACAGAACGGGCTGAGTTCATGGGCGCAGTTGCTCAAT